TCAACATTTGTAATCGGTTTGTCATTTTCTGACAATCGTATTACCTCTACTGCCGGTAGCATTCCTCTCTACTATCTGGAACGGTGATACTTTACGTCCTGAACCGCTACTGGTCAATTTCAAATATTCGCGTCCAGGTAAGATGATGTAATTAGAAAGTATATTATTTGCTACTGATAATATCTGACGCTTTTCAATATTATATGGTCTTATTAGACTCATAGCTACATCATAAGTGAACCAGCCAATATCACCAATTTCTCTATTCATAATAGTATTTGTTAAATCAATATGAACTTCTGTAGTCTGTTTACAATATGCTAAAAAGTACCGATGTCTATACTGTATCCTGTTTCCTCCTAAAAAATTCTCTTCAAGGGGCAATAGATTTTTTACCAATATACATTGATTTTCTTCTAATCCTGTTTCTTCTGTAAATTCTCTTACGGCACAGGAAATTTCAGATTCTCTATTTCCACGGCGACCTTTTGGAAAACCCCATTCGGCAGTAGTCCATTCTCTATTTGCGTTTTTAATGTAATCGTGTAAAAATTTACCCTTACATTCTTCTGAACCATCTTTTAATGCTAAATATTTTGCTAAAGCAGAATCATATTCTTGTTTATATTGACGTGATATTTGGTTATTCCATAATGAGTTCCACAAAGTTTCGAAATCACATTTTTCTAATCTATTTAATTCATTGTGGGTCATTTGGTGAAAGAGTGTTTGAATATAATCAAGATTACCAAGGCTATATTTACCACGCATAAATTCAACATATCCAAGGGTATCTTTTCTCTGAATCATTAAAAATTCAATTTGTTTTCCATTAAGACCATTAATCGTTTCTGTTTCAGATATACCATTTAATACGGCAGGTTCAATAGACGACTCTGGTTGTTTTATACGAAAAGCAATAATACCATATGATGTGATAGGTTCCTTACATTCTCTAAAATAATGACCAAGTTTATTACAGTTGCTACAATGAATGATTGGTTGATTAGTTCTTAACATTTTAAAAATATCCCTATATTTCATTCATTCGTTGGGTTTAGGTTGCGTTTTTGAGACATATATATTAAGACATGTCCACCCCGGTTCCTACACCAATTCGTATGCCTCCGCAGATTTGGGGTCCCATATTTTGGTCCACCTTACATATAGCATCATTATCATATAGCGATTCTCCTACTGAAAGACAAAAGCAAAACATTAAGAATTTTTATGAATCAATGATTGATGTTCTTCCTTGTCCTGTATGTCGTCATCATTATGAAGAAAATTTAAAAAAAATGCCAATTAACGACTCTTTAAATAACAGAAAGGACCTTATTGAATGGGTTTTTAACATGCATAATTTGATAAATAAACAACTGGGTAAACGTGAAATTGCATTTGAAGAATTTATTGAGTCAATGCATAATTTAGAAAAAGCCAAAAAATCAGTACCGCCATCTTTCCATGAAACAAATAAGCCCAAAAATTCTCACAGTTCAAATTTTGATATGAGTAATTTCACAATTATAGATGGAATACTTCTAGGAACAGGTACAACTTTAATTGCAGGTTCTGCGCTATATTATTTTTATCAAGAAGGCATAAGGAAAAGCGCTAGTAAATGAAAATCCTAGTACCTGGTCTATTCGTTATGTTATTATTGGGAGCGATTTATTATGAAGGATACTTGAAAGGTCCCATACAAACTCTATATCAACATGGACGTAACGTATTTGCTGTTGGTATATTTGGATATCTGATATATTCTTATTATAAGAGTCCCGAAGAGTTTACTTTGGCTCTAGAATTTGTAAAAGGGTTCTTTTTAAGGTCTGATGATTTTATGACAAAGCATATTGAAAGAATCTCAATAGGAAAGCCTAAATATGGGCGTCAAGTTAGTAATTTATTGAAAAAGAAGGTAGCAGCAAATCAAGCATGGAAATGTGGTCATTGTCAGTCTATTTTGGATGCTTCGTATGAAGTTGACCACATAATTGCACTATTTCGTGGTGGTTCAAACACAGAGGATAACTTAGTTGCCCTTTGTCGTAATTGTCATGGAAAAAAAACAGTTGAAGAACGTCTTTTATAAACATGTACAGTCAAATACTTAATTTCGATATAAGACGTTACTAGAACAGCTGATAAAGCACAGCCAAAAGTGCAATCATGATAGATAGCCACAAACCGATATACATAGCTAGTTCCTTTACATGAGTCTTAAGAATAAGCATCTTATAGCTATTCGTAAGCTTCACCAACTTGCGCTTCTCTGCCTCTAGGACACGATTAAGAGCCTGCTTGACCTCCTCCTGCTCAATCCGACAAATCTGCGCCACACACATAGAGGCATGGTCGCGCGTCTCATCAACGAAGAGCTTGAACTTACTCTCTAGCTGATTCTTAGTAAGATTGGCAGTATTTGCTAGGGCGCGGTTCATTGCAGACTTCAGAAAGGCCAGTTCATCATTGACCCTGCTATAAGGCGCAAGTTGCTTTTTGAGATTCTCAGCGGTCTCCTTAGCCTCGTCCACCTCAACCTTAGTATTAGCCAGCTCAAGAGTCATGTAATGAATACGGGTCTCTAGAGCCCGTGTATCCGTCTTCTCACTCTTTGACTTACGTGAGCGCTTACGGTTACGATGACGCGACGAACTAGTATCAGAATCAGAACAGAAATCAGATTCAGAATCCGAAGGAGTCTTTGCCTCACGAGCGCGCAAGGCCTCAGCAATCTCCCGCATACCCTCCGCTGTGGCACGCTTAGACTCCTCCGCCATTTGGACACTGCTCATCTTGTTAGCATAGGACATATTATCGACAGACACGGACATTTATTTAAGCTTCTTTGCTTAAACTAACTTGTGTTTTTGAAATCCAATCTAATAGAATTAGTCACTTCAATTTTTTTCATTTTGACTCATACGTAAAATGAAAATCACCCTAATCATTAGGGTACCAATGGATCGTTTACTCGATTCTTTCAAAATTGACGACAGTAGAGTATACTCTATAATGTATTTCTTTATATTTTTACTAGTGTTGGTCATAATTTCAGTCGCTGTAGGAACTTATCTAATGTTTAGAAATGGTCAATCATTTTCTCAACTGTTAAGTATTATTCCATCACTCCCGACTATAGCAATAAATTATTATTTATATTTTTTTGGAATCATGATATTTATTATTATTATCACAATGTTGATAAGAAGTCAATCAGCACATAATCACGCTATTAATGATAATCAACCTATTGTTCTTAAACCTACAATTTTTTGGAAACCAGAATCTTTCGAAAATTCCTTTAACCCAATGAATCTTCGTGTAACATCAACTGAATGGCACTCAAAGAATTGTGATAGTGTAACACTGGGTGTTGAAATGATTATATTTAATAGCCGTTCTTCAATATCAACAAATCCATATAGACATATTTTACATAGAGGTTCAGCAGATTTATTTAATTATAAGGGTAAAAAACAAGGTTCGCTAATAGAATCAGGAGGTATTGATGATGGCTTACCATCCGAAATGTCACCAGGTATATTTATAGATAGATTCACAAATGACTTAATTGTGTTTGTAGATACTGACCCTATAGACAATATATATAGTTCTGTTAAAAAATCATTTAGAGAATCTATAAGAATTAATGATTTACCTTTAAATAAAGCCTTTTATGTTCATTTGGTCATTAATAATAAAGTATTAGAAGTTTATATTAATTGTAAATTGGCTGGAACGAAAGTATTACACGGTAAGCTTAAAACTGTAGAAAATGAGTGGTACGGTCGTACTGGATTTCCAGCTCAAGCAGTAGTTCAAAATTTAAATTTATGGGATGGACCGGTAAATACGTTTGAATTAACGAAATTGTGTTCAAAACAAATAGTAATTAAAAAAGAATTGGCTGATTTAGCCTCATTTAATTGTACTTCAAATAGCTGAATAGTGATTGACAAATGAAAATTATAAAACCTCTAAAGTTTTATAATTTTGGCATGGTTACTATCATACCCATTTTAAGTAATCAGCTCATTGTAAGTACTTAATTATGATATGAGTAGTTATACGATAATAGATAAAATAGTAAATAATTTTGGTATAAGACGTTAGGAGTGACCCATGCTACAGAAAACATGGGATTTAATTTTTAGTGCTCTTAAATGGGTCTTTGTTATTGGTATATTTCTATACTATGTACATCCTGCAATATATGGCACACACATAAATTTGTGTATTGCTATCTATATTTTAATATGGTTTTTTGTATTACTGTTTTATTACTTTTTTAATAAAAAGACCAATGCTGAAGTTGAAGGATTATGGATTCTTAAACCTCAAAATACCAATAGTGCAGAATTATATGATTTGAAGACCAAAAAAATGGTCAGAGCTAATGGAATGATAGATTTATTGTCTGAAAGCGATTCAATTCAATTTATGAAAGAGACGTTTACATTTGGTTTCTTCGTAAGTATTGATAAATCTTCGATTGAAATGGTTGATGGTACGAATCTAAAGAACGATTTTAAACCATATCAACTAATTGTAACAATCCCCGGTGTATACGATATCTATATTGACCCCTTTCACGAAATGCTATCTATTGAATTTTACAGTTATAATGCTTCAAAATATACAGTTAATATACCTACTCTTAAAAATCAAAAATGGAATCAAGTTTTAATAACTATAGAAGGGCGCTCAGTTGATATTTATCAAAATGGTGTCTTACTCAAATCTGTTGAGCTTGAAAATGTAGTAGCAAGCCGTCCCGGTAAACCAAAAATTAACATGAACCCAAAAATGTTTGCAAGGGTTGCCTTGGTACAAAGTTGGCCCAAAAAATTACAAGAAGTCGATATAATCAATAATTATCGTTCTACTACCGATATTCAGGGTGTTCCTCCAATTCCTAAACCTGTTACATTTTTTTCAGGTATTCCCGAACTGAAACTATTGGGCATGAATTTGTGTGTGGGTTCATTCTGTCTAGATTCTATAGAATCAGAAAATGATGCATTATCATATGTTAATTACAATTATGCATAAATATTCTAAAAATTTTAGACCTGAAAACTGACGATTGGTGTAAAAATCCCGGCATGTCAGATAAAATTCAAGCCCTAGAAAGTAGAAAAGGATGAGCTCCATGAATGCAGTTAAGTCAAGACTAAATAATGTTGCGGCCAGTATTGTGCCGTATGCGGCAACAATTCAAATGGTGCTTTTTGTAACTATTTCATTAGTCATAATCTATGTTATCTATTCGGTATTATTTCCTGCCCCTGATACTCAAGAGCAGGTTATTCTTGATTCTACAACGGCTGCCAACAGCTTAGGTCCAAATGGTGCAACCGGATTATATACAAAGTTGAGTAAGAATGTTACAATTGAGACTGGTGGTGAATATACGTTCAGTACATGGATGTATATCTCAAATTGGGATTACCGCGCTGGTCAGCCCAAACACGTATTTCAAATCGCAGGCGGTTCATCATCAACGACATCAGGAAGACCCGACCATTTAACAATGGTTGGTGTCATATATCCAAATGAAAACAAGTTAGCTATTCGTGTCTATCAGGATATGACAACGGTACCAGGTGCTACTGCATCAACAATGCCCGATTTAACCGTTACTTCGACAATCAGTTCAGTATTCGGATCTGGTAGTATAACAGCAGGGCAAGTATTTAATCAGACAATCGGTTACCCAATATGTGACATCAACAATATAGACCTTCAGAAGTGGATTTGTCTAACAATTGTTGTAAATGGACGCGTTGTAGATGTATACATTGATGGAAAGCTTGCACGTAGTTGCGTAACAGCGGGTATCCCACGTGTTGAAACAGGTGTAAATTCAGTAACATTAGGAGCTCATGGTGGATGGGGTGGTAATATCAGTACAACACGTGTATTTGGTTATGCTCTATCCCCCGGTAAAATTTACGAGATGTACCAATCAGGTCCAGCTGTTCCTCCAGCCCAATATGGTTTCCTAGGATGGTTATACCAAAGAGTAGGATTCCAAATTCAGAGACTAGAAGACGATGTTGCCTATTATTCTGGATACAGTTATACATCAGCCACAGGAGGTTCTACAAAGACTTAAAAAGTTTGTTAGCTTGCTGTAGGCTGTAAATAATATTTTATATATTTATATGTTAAATATAAATATATAGAATAAAATCAAGGTTTTAAATTCGTAAAGAAAAAAATAAACTAACATAAATATCCCGGAATTTTCAGTATATTATCTTATGAATAAGTTGTCCATAAGATAGTATTCAAAAAACTCAAAATCACCAAATAAATATTAGTGCTACACGATAGAGTAACGATGAACAGTGGTTCCGTATCATCGAATTTGAGAACCCTTCGCAGTACATTTGAACCGATTTTACGTTCTATGCGTGGTGGCGCTAATCTATTAAACCCTAATACTCCTGGAAATGTTCCTATGGGAGTACAACTAATTGAGACTTTTGTCATTGTGGTTGTATTGTCATTGTCAATAAATCTTATTGAATCATCATACACCCAACTCCAAAAGTACCAATCATTGTCAGTTGATGTTTATCCACTAACATATAACTCACCCCAGATATTTATTCAGGACCCATCCAGTTGTTTTCCAATTCTTGAGCCTTCAAATGATGAACGTAATGGATTAGAATATTCATATTCCTGCTTTATCAACTTATCTGCTAATAATTTTACAGAAGGTACAAACACATTCCGTCACGTTTTTCACAAGGGCTCACCAGGTATCTACCCCTTAATGGCTCCTGGTGTATTTTTTAGAGCAGATACAAACACACTCCGCGTTTATCAAAATTCAACACTTACATGGAATAATTATGTAGATATTCCCAATATTCCTCTTAACAAGTGGTTTCATTTAGTTGTAATGTTGAAGGGTAGCGCCTTAGATGTTTATATCAATGGTAACTTAGCTAATCGTAAAAAGTTCACCGATGTACCTAAGTTAAACTATGGCAATTTCTATTTACTAAATGGTACTAAAGTTGGGGAAGTAAATGTAAGTTGCACAACAACTGGTGAAGATGTCTCAGGAAATGTTGTAGATTTTAGTAGTTCCGTAGACTATGTAGGTTTTACGTTAGATTCATCAGGAAATAGGGTTAAAACGGCATCTGATAATTTAACTGTTGGAACAGATAATTCCAAATTTATTGTAGTTGGTCACATGAGTGGCTATGTAAGTCGTGTTAAGTATTTTGCATTTGCTCTAACCTACGCACAGATAGATAAATTACTCAGAGAGGGACCTTCTAAGAAGATATATCAATCAAAGCGTGACCCTGTATTGGACGATCCCAATTTCTCTTTAATGCCTGTCTGGTCAGTAAAGCCTCAGGCCGTACTTCCCTTCTATCAAACCGACGATTGGTGGACCTCAGATGTACACAGTGGACTAGGGCCTCAATAAGCAATCGATTATATTTAATTACTGAAGTAAGTACTTCAGTATGCTAATTTGAATTAAGTATTAAATTTTTAAAAGTTAATACTTAAAATATAATAAAACCCATTAGTCCATTGGTCTATCGGATGATTTTTCACAGTAATTCTTGGTCTTGTATGAACGAATAGGCTCACAATGTTTAGGACTCTGTACTTGAATACACCAACGTCCAGCCATATCTTCACCAACCAAGCACCATGTCTGTTCACTGGAAGCAGGTTCCTCTAGAACAGGGTCTGCCTTGGTAGGTGGTTCAGCACCCATTAATGAACCTGTAGTATGCTTGGCGTCTAATATTTTACTATAGTCTAATGTAGCTGGTACAGAATTAGTAGTATTTTTTAGTACATTTTGATTCAGGTCTGTGGACAACACTGAATTTGTTGATTCGCCAGTAAGCTCATTTGTTGGGAATAGTTTTTTCCATTCTGATTGAAGGAAATCCTTAAGATAGTATATTATTGATGCGACAATTAAAAAGATAATCACAAAAGCAATAATTTGATATGTAGAAAAGTCGTTAGTATTCATGGATGTTTGTACAGTTGTGATTATATGACCCGGAGAACTATTCATCCTTTATCTAATAAAAGCCCACCCTTTTCTCAAATCCGTTTCGCAGAGCATAAAACAAAATCAAGAAAGACAGGTAAGAGATGCCCGGTGGATTACTAACCCTTGTCGCCTATGGCACTATGAACAGAATGTTAAGTGGTAATCCACAAATGACCTATTTTTATAAGGCTTATAAACGATATACTCATTTCAGTACTGAAAATATTACAGTTCCTCTTGAAGGACCTAATGAACTCAAATTAGATGAAAATATTCAATTGCGTGTAAAAATACCACGACATGGTGACTTATTATCGGATATGTATTTGAGTGTCGATATACCGGCTATTTATAATAAGGTTTGGAACGGTCGCATCAGTCACGAATTTGCATGGGTCAGACAATTGGGTTTGCGTATGATAGACAGCGTAGGTCTATACATCGGTGGTTCAAAAGTCCAATATTTTAGCAGTGAGTGGTTGGCTATGAAATTTCAATTAGACTTTACCGATGACCAGTTTGCCAAATGGTCTAATTTGATTGGTGATGTTCCTGATATGTTCAATCCAGCTATAGGCACATATTCAGACCCCAGTGGTGGTTATCCTAATGTATTACCCTTCCCAGGTTTGACAACACAATTCAATGCTCCCTCTATTCCAGCTCGTACACTCAATATTCCACTTGGACTTTTTTTTGCCGATAGCCCCGGACTAGCACTACCCCTCATAGGGTTACAGTATCACGATGTCGAAATTCAGATTAATATGAGACCAATACGTGAAATTTATACAATTCTTGACCCCAGCGGTGAGCGTGTAAAATACGGATATCGTCTTGATTCTGCTACAGGAACAACCATATACGCCACATCTTGGAATAATGCATGGGGTCCTTTACCCAACTCATTAAACAATAACTATCTTACATACACCGATATTTCGGGTGCTCCAAGATTCTTCTTAACCGATTTAGGATATGGTATTCCTTCATCTGATGGTTGGAATTTGAATCCCCGTTTACAATGTACTTATATCTATTTAACAGAGGAAGAACGTAACTTATTTGCAAGCAAAAAGCTTGAGTATATCGTTAGACAGGTTCAAGAATTTAATTTTACGGGTATTAATTCACGACAACAATTGGAATTAGACGCACATAGTTTAGTTACACGTATAGTATGGTTTGCTCAGCGTTCAGATTGGTACTTCAGAAATGACTATACCAACTTACTAAATTGGAAGTATACTGACCCAGAAAAACGTCCATATGCCAGAAGACCCAACTCAAGTACATCAACAAGTGGTGTATTAATTCCAGGAGCAAATAAGTATATACTAAATACTGCCCGAATCATATGTGGCGGTAACGAGATTTTTGAAGAAAAGAAGGCGGACTATTTTAGCGATATTAATCCTTATACAGCATGTGAAGGTAATTCGTATCCTTATACTGTGAACGGTCTTTTAGCTCCTTTAGCAAACTATCCTATTTACGTTTATAGTTTTGCACTCAATTCATCAAATCCTGTTCAACCTAGTGGAACGATTAATCTTAGTCGCATAAATTTAGTAGAATTGGAAATTAACCCATACACCATTCCTATTGATGCAAACTATACATATAATTTCAATATTTTCGTAGAGTCGTTAAATTTCTTAGAAATAGCAAGTGGCTTGGGCGGTATGAAATTCTCTATCTAATAACACAGTCAAAGGCCCCGGTCAAGTCATTATACAGTCGCCTTATTATAAATCATGTTATTGTTAATTGTACTTGTTTAAAAGTACAATTAATTTTAATACAAGACGTTAGGGGATGTCCTTTCTTTATCAAAGGTTCATAACATATTTAGATAACCTTACACGCGACCCAAAAGCGGAGGCAGCTGAACGCAAAAGATTAAAGGATTTGAAATCCGCACAAACAAAGGCGATAAAAAGAATAGGTGATGAACAAACCCTAATTAAAAAGGCACAAAATACCCAATCACCAGGAAGACCAGAAGAGGCTCTAAGATACTCTATCTTTCCAGAAGATGCCAAGGATATACTTGATTTTTTAGATAACGCCACTAAAACAGTAAATAATGCTCAATTAGGTGAAGATGTAAATGATTTTATAAATGATAATTTTGGCGATGATTATGAAAACTACAAGGTAAATGCGATTTATAATACGACTGTCTATCCAAAGGCGCAGGGAGGGCGAATCGGTATATGGTTGATTATAAGAGCAATAAAACAGCTTATTCACGACAACGACAATTTATCATCGTCAGAATTAGCTGTTTTACAAACAATTCAAGACGATGTCAAGGTGATATTAAAGGATACAAAATATAAGAAATCTACTGATTGGAATCCAATCATTCAAGATGATTTAAAAAATTTAGATTCGTACAAGAATATTTTGGAACAACCTATTGATAAAGTCGATAAAAATAGTAATGAATACAAAATAATTATTAGTCTAAGTCCAAAAATCTACAATACAATACAAAAACTCTTAAAAAATCACGGTGAAGTAGATTTTCAAGATAAGGAAGGCGACGCATTTACAGGTAATATTACATCAGCTACAATACAAGCTAAAACATTAAAGGAAAATAAAACACTGGACAGTTTTAGTATAACTTCTCTTATTTATGACACAATAAGTAATACGTTTACAGTATTATTGTTTTTAATGTTTTTTTTCTTACTAAGTCTGGGCTCAAGTTTTGCTGTAAACCTAAATGTTCACAAGGCACTTCCTTATAAAATTTTCTATATGATATTTGGATTACTGTTTGGTTTAGTTGTAATTCCCTATGTATTATTGTATCGTTGGTGGTTTTTGGGTAAAAGACCAGTTTATTATGGTTATATTCCATTGATTCCCAGATTTTTTGTACACCCCACAGTCCAGTTCTTATTAGGATGGCTAACGTATAGACCCGACCAGACAATTGCGTCACTGGAAGAGTGGCGCAATCATAAACCTCTTGTTTAGAATATACAGAACTATAAACATGTAATAATACGCTATAAAAAATATATATCATATTATTAAATGGCAGAATTGACACCCGAAGAACAGATTCGGATTCAGCGGCGAGCTAAACAACCTTTAGAAATTTCTCTAAAGATGTTCACAACAACTGATTACAAACCAGCTATAAAAGAACATAATGATATGATTAATGCAATAGTACAAAATCCGTATGATAAATATATAGAGTTGCGAAATAGATTGCGTAAAGACGGGTCTACAGCAAGTTTTCCAGAGCTAAAAGGTACAGTAGCAAAGTTAACTGAGGCAATCTATCAAGACGCAACAAATCAAGCCATAATAGCTAATGACTCTACACTTCAAAATTTACGTATTATTTTGACACACTCTTTGATAGCAGTACAAATTGGTGGTAGATATATATGGCCTTATAAGGCCACTATTTTAATCATTGAAGAGATGCTTAAATTTTTAGATATTTTATCACGTAAAAAGCGTCCTGATTTACCTGACTATTACCACAATCTAAGATACAGATTATATTTAACCTATCTATTGGATCAAGCCTTTCCAGATGCTGTAATAATACCAACCGTCGCCTTTATAGGGTCCACGTTTTTAGTAAAAACGCGTTGTGTTCCGATTCAGTTTTTAGGAGTTGCTACCGATGCAACCCACGCGGACATGTATGACAATTCACCCTTAGATTTCTGGGCTCATGATGTTCAACACAGTCGTCGTTTAATTCAGGAAAATCAACGTTACTACGATATTGTAGTAAAGCATTTATATTACTATACAAAGCGTAGCACATTTGACTATATATCCATAGAGGACTTTTACAAGGAACAGGAGACTTATACAAAATTTCTATTAGGTTTAATTAAGTTAGAAAATAATGATACACCAAAAGGTAGAGCCTATAAAAACATCCAGAAATTAATTATATTTGAAGTGGTCCATGAAAAAGGCTGGCCAATTACCAAATTCTCACTATGTAGAAATATTCCATTAGGATATGATATATTTCCTATTGAGACTCTTGTTGAAAGTAAGAAATTTGGTATAAAAACAGCGGATGATAAATTTCAAGACCCAACAACATTATCAAATGTATATAATAAGCTTCGTAAAGGATTTTATGATAAAGTTACAGCACCTGATGCGCGAATAGTAGACCCAGTATATCGCACAGCCAAAGATATTGCACAGGCTGCTCTTGAGCTTCTTCAAAAAATAGAATGCAAGGCCACACACAGCTTCGAACAATTATTAGCCTTAACAGAAGACCCTAAGGGTGCCGAAGAATTCACAGAAAAGGCTGGTGAAATAGCTTATCCAAATAATAGGGATGAATCTGTTTTGGAAGCCTACCCTACAGTAGTGATGGAATACTGGCAAGCGGAGAAACCTGAGGCACCCTTAATTACTGAGCTTGAGCAAAAAGTGTCAAATGGTGGTTTGCCTGGAGGTAGAAGAACTATAAAAAGAAAAAATAAGCGTCGCTCAAGCATCCGCAAAAAAATCCCGTAGCTTTTTGTTCTTGATAATATTGACCAATTTTAACTGTGTCATTTTAAACATGGGATTTTTTTCATCACGGAGCTTTTTCTTATCGAAAGTATTTTCACTATGACTCATTACCAGCATGACCTTAAAGGGGTCAAGTTGGAGCATGGGTTCACTATATCGATTCAAGAAGCTAGTTTCCTCTGCATGGGTGACAGTTTCGTCATACTTGTGATTATTAAAATATGAGCGTCTGTAAGCCATAGTACCATTGGTGGCATGATTCTGATTATAAGGACCAATTTTATAAATTTTCTTATTATCGCTATAATACATATAGAGTTCAGATGTACCACAGATTTCAAACTTAGGATTTGCCTGTAATTTATTTACTACATGTGAAATACGTTCAGGAGGGTAGTAATCATCGTCATCCATACAAACAACAATATCACCTATAGCCAGTTCATTTAATTTGTTACGCTTTGCCCCAATATTGAGTTTTATATCCTCACTATAATAACGAATATTTTGCAAGCCACTACCATCAAACAAATCTTTAACCTTATCTGTTCCGTCATCTAAAATAAGCCACTCTATGCGCCCTTGTGGGTATTCTTGATGTTTAAAACACTCAATTAAATAAGGAATAAAACGACGTCTATTATATGTTGGTGTCAGTACCGATACTAAAGGACGACTCATCTTAAGTTAAAAAGAGTTACAATCTTTAGGTATAAATTTTATTGTAACAAATAATATTAAACTAAAAATTGAAAGTCAAGTATCTCAAAAGCTTAAATACAAACTCAAGGATGAACGACGATACAACAATAAAGGCATATGTTGTTCAGTGCACCAATGATTACTATTATATCGGTCTTACAGATAATATCATTGACGCATGGTTTCATCACGTGAATGGATTGGAAGCAATCTGGACCAACTTACACAAACCGTTACGAATTGTTCGTGTAATTAATGAGGCTGAATCATACGATGAATTTTGCCTTCTAAAAATTTATATGGCAAAATATGGTATTCACAAGGTTAGAGGTGGAAATTATAAGCAAGAAATTCTAACAATAAAACAAATTAATGAACTAGAAAATGCCATCAAAGAAGACAAGGATATCGAAATGAACAAACTGATAACATCAATCGAATTACAGTTTGTACTTTGACTTTGCCCTGTCAGCAACTAAAAGTGTAACACTGAACGCCTTAAATTTATTAATTATGGCTAAAGCCAAATTTTTTTTCTTCTATATGACCATCCCAATGAGTAACTTAAATTATCTGTTATATGCTGAATAAATTGTTTCAAGCATTTCCTTTTTGAAAATAGAAAGGCACTCTATCTGTCTTTTACGACATATTGTATCATCTGGTGAAAGATATAGAGATGATATATACATTAATAATAAAATTTTCTTAAAATCTCTCTTCCACTAATATTTTATAATACTGTAAAATGGCAAAAATTTTAGCATTAAATTTTTGAACACCCCATATGAAAATAACGTCATCATCTACAGCAAATTTCATATATTTATAGTTAATCAAAATTGATAATCGGCAACAATTTTATATTTATAATGGACCTAAACAAATTCTATCTAAAATATTTAGTATATGTCAAACGTACAAAATGCTAGAGAGCGCAACAGACGCCTTTGGCAGTACTTAAATGGGCTTTTAACAAACGAATTAAATGAGGATTCTGACAAAGTTGATAGACAGCCAGATTATATTTTACCCACATTGTATCATCATCAGATGACACTATTATCAGCTGCCTTAAATTTGGAGAAAACTAAGTTTTCAGGGTTAAATTGTGGAGAAAATAGAACTCTTTATACAAATTTTGGTCTTATATCAGACCGCGTAGGTAGTGGAAAATCATTGGTGGCGTTAAGCTTAGTGAAACAACCTATTCCCGATTCAAGAGAGATTATAACAACGCAACGTAACAATAATTTGTCTATGATTTGTTATACTGTTCCTGAACCCTTAAGAAAACGTTGTAAGGCTGCCCTTTTTATCATTCCTCACAGTTTAATGGGGCAATGGGAAGAGTATGTGACACGCGATACAACTCTTAATGTATTTTTTTGTAGAAAAAAGAAGGAAGTCTGTGATACCACACTATTTAACTTTATAGACACAGTTGACGCCATTTTTGTATCTTCTACTATGTGGAAAACATTTGAAGAAGTACAAAAACCTGACCAATATCATTGGTCACGTATTTTTGTGGATGAGGCTGATTCTATTCAATCAAGTATGCATGTGAACTTAACAGCTAATTTTATCTGGTTAATAACAGCATCTTTTTTAAATGCAGCCTTTCCTACAGGTATATATATTGATTTAACATCACCTTTTTATCCTGTACCCACTGATAATCTAGCCTTAGTTGAAAGAATAAGAAATATAAATGGTAATTATTTTAGAATAGATGGAGCTCATACGAATCTGTCTTTTGTCAAAAACATATTAGGTAGTACTGATAATTCTAAAAATATGGAATTAGAGTATTGGCGTGTAATTTTGCGAAATTCTGATAGTTATATTGATAACAGTTTTTCGATGCCTGCTTTGATTCATAATCAAATAATATGTAGAACCACTGCAAGTATTAAGATTCTTGAATCTGTAATTCCTAACGATGTTATGGAAATGTTACACGCGGGCGATACAAAGGGTGCCTTAGAATCATTGGGTGTGCATGATGAAACGCCAACAAGCATCATTAATTCACTTACAAAATCCTTAATGAAGGACCTAGACCAGCAGAAAAAGAAATTAGAATTCTATAAAACATACGAAGGGTTTTCATCAGAGTCCACAAAACAGAAATCACTTCAGGGGCAACAGGATAAAATAACTTCTTTAGAGAATCGCATTGATACAATTAAAAAGCGTATGGAAGATATTGATACGACAAATTGTCCAATCTGTTATTCTGATGTAGAAACGCCTACTTTAACGCCCTGTTGCAAACATCTGTTTTGTTTTGTCTGTCTTTGTGAAAGTCTAAAGCGCCAAACCTCAAATCCTGTATGCCCCTTGTGTAGAGCCCCTATAGCTTCGATTAATGAAGTACATGTTATAAATAAAAATGCAAATACCATTGTAGAACAGCCACAATCATCTCAGCCTAAAACAAAGGTTGAGGAATTTATTCATTTTATCGAAAATAATCCTAAGGCGCGAATACTTATGTTTAGTGGTTACGATGCCTCTTTTTTCCAATTAACTTCCGAGATGACGCATCGCAACATACCTTTTTCTACAATAAATGGTTCTACCCATCGTGTTGCCAAGATTATTAATGAATTTTCAGAAGGCAGTTATCAGGTCTTATTATTAAACTCAAGGCATGTAGGCGCTGGTCTAAATATAACCTGTGCTACCGATGTCTTTCTTTTTCATAAGATGTCTTCTGAAATGGAGAAGCAAATTATTGGACGCGCCTATCGTATGGGGCGCACTAAACCCTTACATGTTCATCATTTGTTACATCAAAATGAAATTATTCCACCTTCTAATTAATCAATACAAAGCAAATTATAATTTCAAAAAATTGAATCGTTTGACATTATATCAAATCATACAAATAAGATGGATAATCAGGCCTATTATTTTGTAAATCATACACGGAAGGAATTTGACTTCTTTACAAAGCATGTATCAATTTGTAAGGCTTTGTCAGAAGCTCTGAGTAAAAACACGGGTTGGAATGAATCGGATGATATTCGAATCGCTTCAGAGGATTATAAGTCCACAGCCTGCCTAGAATATTTGGATAGTCTACGCTATAATATTTCAAAGAGAAAGAACTAAAATTGATAGTACAATTAACAGTATTTTTTATATTAAATGTTAACAGAAGAACAGGTTGTAAAAAATAGGAATAGATGTCGACTAAATGCAATAATTTGTAATTGTGCAATCGGATTTATTGTATTTATGATAGGAATATCAAATATTCCAGACGAATATCCAGGACAATCAACCGACGTAAATAATCGTATAAGTACTAGTGACATGCAGACTAAACTTATAGCCTATCAAAGGTCATCCGCATATTTTAATATCTCAATTATTGGTGGGTCAGTCATTCTGTTTGGTTTAATTCTTATTTATTTTCATTTTAGAAAAGAAGACGCAGATATCGAAAAACTAACTGAAGAACGTGCAGTAATACAACGAAATATTCAGGCTATGTTTACCCCTGATAGTTCAACTAACTCAGTAGTTACATCTGTACAACAACCAATACATGAACAGAATACAGAAGATGAACAGGCAAAGGATTTGGCAAATGAACCGACAAAGGAACCGACAAAGGAACCGGCAAATGAACCGACAAAAGAAAAAGTAATTATACCATCAGATAAGTTAGTTTCTTTGAATCAAAATAAAACTACACAGTTTCATCATACGAATTATGAAATGGTAAAAGATGATGTATTATCAGCCAAGGTCTATCCTAGCTCCTTAGTTGTAACACGTGTTCCAGTGCGATCAATACTTAAAAAGACGACAATGTCAAATGCATAAAATTGATTAATATCCACTTACATAACATTAATAAAGACATCAATGACAGAAACCAATATAAGTACTTTTTGGCTAGCGCATCCAGAATACTGGATTACAACCATTGAGAATCAACCAACCGTTGATAAACTACTCTACGACAAATTCCACAAATATGACTATAACATGGAAACAAATCTAGGTCAGATAATTTATTTTGACCAGCTAGTCAGGCATTTCTCACGTGTTACAAAATTATCAGAAGAAGATGTGTATTTGTCGCGACGTATTGCAGTAAAGATTGTAGAATCTATGAATCTTTGCGAACTAATAAACACAGCAGAAAAGGAGCTCATTTGGTATTTAATGCCATGGAAGCACACGCAATCCTATAAACCAATCTTTAATGTTATTGATAGTTGGCTAAATGGGCGGTCGTTAACGGAGTTTCAATACTTGAATCGGTTCTTTATGGACACATATAAAAAGGCCTACAATGATTCACACGTAGCATCGTCAATAGTGCTTTCTACTGGCACCAAAGCCTATGATAAGTCGATTTGTGAAACGCATCCAAATGCTACTGTGAATCCCAATACAGAATCTCTAATAAGCCTCTTGCCAAAAGATAAGAAAATAGCAGTAAGTCTAAGTGGAGGTGTGGATAGTATGCTTATGGCAACTTTGCTATCTAAGGTCAATGCTGACGTTGTTGCCATTCATATTGTTTACGGAAATCGAAAGGAGTCAGAAGATGAGTATAATTTTATTGCGTCATATTGTGCTAAAATTAATATACCACTCTATATTTACCGTATTGAGTATCTACGACGGAAGACATCAGAACGTGAATTTTATGAAATGATGACACGTATCTTGCGCTTTAGTGCATATAAGGTACTGGGGCGACCGGTTCTTCTTGGACATATTCAAGAGGACGTCGTTGAAAATATCTGGACGAATCTAGCACATGGAACACATCTAGATAACTTGGCCAAACTAGAATATCAGATAACAGAACAGAATGTTATTGTATATCGTCCTTGGTTAAGCGTCAAGAAGGAACAAATCTATGCCTCTGCTAAGGCCTTGGATGTGCCCTATCTTAAAAACTCTACACCAGCATGGTCTAATCGTGGCAAATTCCGCGAAAACTTTTATCAAGCTACCCATGCGCAGTATGGTTCAAAGGTGGACCAAACTATGATAGAAGTAGCAGACCGTATCAAGAAGCAAGCGACTCTATTAGATAAGCTACTTTTCCAAAAAATCAGCAAAAGTTGGTGTAGTGAAATGAAGAGTTTAAATATAACTGATGCAATCACAGTCGAATTAGATGCTGATGGCTGGTTACGTATATTTACAGATTTGGCACACAATAAGCTCGGACTAGGTAAGCCAACATTTAAATCGTGTGAAAATTTCGTTTGGAAAGTATCACGCGGTCTAAAAAACAAACAGCTAATCAACCTTAAAAAGAATCTAAATCTGGTAATTTCTAAGGACGATGATGAGACTTGGATTCAGTTAGCAAAAGGGCATTGAAGGAACAACAGGAAGTTCAAGCGCTTTCAAGCACCTTTCAAACCGTGTTGCATCGGATTGACCACCAATCTGTGTTTCGCCATTTAATTTTCTATTCTGTATTGCTAAACCACCTATCCAAAAAACACCCTCAATACCTCCATCATAATGGTTAAACTCTTTTTGGATGATTTCTCTCATCTCACATAAGTAACGAAATTGATTGTATAACCATGATTGTTTTGATAAAACAGATGTATATGAAATATCGGTGTCAGACCACTTGATGTGCTTCTTTTTACTATCGTCATTATCTGTATTTGGAATGACAGATTCTTTTCCAGCAAAAAGTTTTATATTAACAGACTGTAATTTCACTTGGTAAGTAACTGAGAAAAGAGACCAATGTTGATAGAAAAAAGTATAGTAATCAAGTCTATCGGAAATAGTTATTGGATTCATTAACTCATTATAAATTGAGAACCCATTATAGCTATTTTTTTCATTCTTATTTAACCACTTTGGTAACGATTCGTGAAGATGAAGACCTGCCAAATTTAAATCGTTATTATTCAGTGGAATTTCTGCCATAGTATCCATTGAACCACATAATAGATTATTCAGTGCAGTCTTAATTGTTTCCGAACGTCTTACTCTGTTTGTACCTAGTGATGAGCGCTCTACTGGTCCATAACGTAAGATTTCACGAATTTCATCAAGAGTCATACGTCCACGTTTGTATTCAGGTGCCATTTCACGCAATGATTGTAATATTTTACGTAAATCACCACAATGCGTCTGTTGTAATTCAATAGCAAGAGTGTGTATTTCCTCCTTATCAATATTTGAATTACCAATTGTTTGCATTATCATTGGAATAATATCGACCGGTGTAGGTGTGCAAATTTGTAGCGCCTTACACCAACGTAAAAATCCAGCATAACGTTTCTCCTGCCATTCGTTACTAATACATACAATTGCATTCGACCCCTTGTATTCTTTTACTAATCGTAAGAGTTCAGATAGACCGCCTTTATCACCAACCGACATACCATCAATTTCATCAAGAATAATACCAAGAGACTTGTGTCCCTTTTCATGAAAATAGTCAGTAATATTTGAGCTTAGTAATAATGGTTCAAGTGCCTCAGACACTGCAGCCTTGTGACGATGTTGACTGGCATTCCACTCTACTACACGTAATCCAGCCATTTCAAGTGCTCTGTGAGCAAGGGTCGTTTTACCAATGCCTGGAGGTCCGTACAAAAAGACAGCTGGTGGGTCTCTGGGTGCGGGCTTTTTAGCCCATTCAACAATTGTTTTAAAAAAATCATCGTGGATTTGAGTATCCATTATTTTAATAAGTCAGTCATTCTTTATATCGGTGATAATATTCATTATAATATATTTTATTAATAACATCTGATTTATTAATATTATATATTTTGATATGGGTATTTAATCACAGACATGTGCCCATGTAAGACCACGGGCTTTCACATTACTACAGTTATTATTTTTTACTAGCGTAGGGTCACTGCCGGTACTACTTGGAGTTTCTACAACAAATGTATAATAATTATAGTCTGGGTTACTATTTTTCTGTGGTATGCTATTTGGATTCGCTTTATACATAGTATTAGGCTTAGTACTTATTCCAACAAAATCCATACAAACAGCTTTAGAATCACCTGTAGATTCAGGGCTTACCAAGGTTAAATAATCTGGGCAAGTGCTTAAAAATGGAGGCCAAGGCTTTTGAGCATCAATTGATGGAAGCTTGAAATATTTTATCCAATAATAAAAAATAGCAGACCAACCGATTAACAATAGTAAAACTGCTTCAATTTGTTTACCTTGTTTATAAACAACATAACAACCTAATCCGACAAGAACTGGTGCCAAAAATTGATAAACGCGCTCTGTTAGTTTTTTCGTCTCCGGGGACAATCCCATTAGTCTCTCTGTTAAATGACTGTATTTATTTTTATATGTAGCTTCAAACACCAGATAATTCTTTTTAATTGCTATCATAATCTTTAATATTGTACATAACTGACATAAAATATTGTAAAACAGGTATAAAGCTTAAAGTACAAAGAAATACAGGTTTTATAGATATTAAATGGAATACTGTCAAAATAAAAAATATAACTATATTGTGTCTCTAACAACCATTCCAACGAAATTTGACACAATACATGCAACGATTGATAGTTTACTTAATCAGACTCTTATGCCAAAAAAAATAGTATTGAATATACCTAAAATCTATAATTTTAGATTAAATGATAATACAATAGATTCATCAAAGTTATGTCAATTTATAGAAAAATACGGTGACCGTATAGTTATTAATCAAATAAATAATGACTATGGTCCAGGTACAAAATTATTGGGTTTATTTTCAACAGATTTAATAAGTGAAGATGAAAATACATTTATAGTATTAGTCGACGACGATGTTAAATACAAACCTTACATGATTGAATATTTTGACAAGTGTGTTCAAAATAATAATATGATTGAGGTCGCATCATATTGTGTTTTCCCATGTAATAATATAACAATCGGCCAAGGTGTCGATGGATATTTTATTAAACAAAATCTTCTAAATAAATTTCAGGAATATTATACTATGATAAAAGCCCACGATTATGTAAATTATCATGATGATTTGTATATATCGTACTATTTTGGTATATTGAAAAAGGAAATTCATTATATAATACCACCTTATAATTCAGGAATTTATGAGTTAACTCCAAGTATAGAAATTGACGCTTTGAAAAATATAGAGGGTAAATATTCCAGGGGTTTACTGAACATAAAGGTTGCAGAAATATTAAATAATTTAAGAGATGACAATAAATTCGAATTTCTAACAAAGTGAATAATGTAAATTATTTAAATATCAATTTGTAAAACCATTTGATATTTAATTGTTTGCCATAAGTCTCATATCACTTAAATAGAAAGACGAGCAAAACGAACCTTAGGTGCACTACCATAAATAACTTGACCATTGTCCGCAAGGTCAATATAAAATGTTGCATATCCAGTTGGTAACGCCCCCCGCTGAGCATCAGCGGTACCTGAAACACCCTCATTTACATTAACAAAACCATTAGTGACTGGAAAGTTGTTCACATTAGACTGTCCCACAATTTGAACCTTACGTAATATACGTGGACCTTGCCAAACCGCATCTAGAGTCTGTCCAGGAACACGAATTGTCTTACCCATATCACGAAGGAAAAGAGCCCCAGGTGAATATGTATTAGCATAGTCAACTCCAGCAACCTCAACCGAGTTACCACAGGCATCAAGGACGTGGTAGCTTGGCAAAAAATTAGTGATATTTACATAATATGCATCACCCTGAGATGTATTTTGTGGTGCTCTGGTAACTGATGACATTATGTATACTAATATAAATGAAAATAATTTGGGTTCGTTAAGTTACAGGAAATATGCTCGGAATAATAGAATAGACATGTCTCAACTCAATGAGAAACCGTGGATGAACACAACGGACACAAGATTTAGAACAGATAACGAACCTATACAAAATAACGGTCGTGTCAGTTTTGAAGACGTACCCGGTGCCGGAGGTAAAGGTGCCATTCCAGGTTTTGGATGGAGAACTACTGGCGATGAATCTGCAAAAGCGGATATGATTCGTGGTAATTGGGAACCAAACGCACTGAACCAAACCTTTTTTAGCCCGGAGAATGTTCAAATTATCCAAAATTTGATAAGGAAAACAGTTTATGACAATTCGCCTACACATGATATAATAGACCCTCAATCTACCGATGAGCTACTTATCGTTATGCGTTCAATATACTTAACTTATGGTAGAAATGAACCTGTAAATATAAGAGGTCAAATTGTTGAATTAAATCAACGTGTGTCAGATTGGTCAGTCCCAAAAATTTTGTCCGAAATTTCCATGTATAAAACCTATCGTAAGGATGCATCCACATTGCCTGTTCCTATGTCACATCCAGTGAACATCAGTCCATCAGGTACTAAATCAAAGCCTTTCACCAATTTCTTCTAAATTCGTGTAATTATAATAATTCGAAACTCCATTGAAATTTTGAATTATATATTTGAAACTATTTATGGAGCCACATTATCAAGATAAATTTTTATGGCCAGTAAATTACATTTAGTATGAAATTTTCTTCCAAATAAGCATTTGCTGTTTAATAGATAAATTATTTCTTCTTCAGATATTGAATTATAATTTTTTAGACCAGATGAGTGGCAGAATTTGTAGTCAATATCTGACCAGTTTGTAAATGTCGTTGCATCGTTAGAAAGATTAGCTGTAGTAATAATTTCGTTTTCAAGACCAAGTAATTTAATATATGTGTAATAAAAGTATTCAGCTGGAGCATAAATTTTGGCATACTGTAAATTCAGAATTTCGTCCTTATCAAAACATAATTTCTCAACTAATTTTCTGTTTAATATAAACCAATTATGGGATTTCGAAATATATTTCCTATCAATATAACTTAATAAGGGAGTGCAATTCGGAAAGCACTGTATTTGTGGTGATATATTAAAGTAGCCGTAATTATTATCAGTTATTTGATTATAAATATAATCAAACGATTTCATTGGTACACAAGAACCAGAAACTATAATAAATTTATAATTTTGTTCATCACAATAAGCATCTCTAAACAAGACATTGTACGCTAAGGGAATTGTTTGGTCTTCATAATTCGTTGGGATACAATTTTTAAGTTTATAATTCTCAAAATATAATAATGGTTTATGTGTTTTATAATGTATGTATATCGTGTATTTATTTTTATCTACATTTCTAAAAAACAAATTCCATAATTCTTCATGATTAATAATATCGTAAATTAAAAAGCAGAAGGCCAATTTACGCATAATATTTTATATATGACATATGTTTAGACCTTTGAAAGTAATATGATATTACTTTCCAAAAATCCAAGCAGAAAGTGTTTGATACCAACTCCGTTTATCTATATATTTTACCTCATAAAAAGAGCCACTAATATCACAATTACTATAATTCTGTTTACTATTGTCATATAAAAAATTAAAAGGTGACAAATTTCTTGAAAGGTCCATTATACTATAGTAAAATAAAAATAGGTTTATATGGTTTAAAACTCTTTCATGTCTTCATAACTTTAGTATGTGACGTCAAATACTGATAATATTTTTCACCTCCTTCTTCGCATATGTGCGCTTCTTGGGTACAGGTTTGACGACACCGTCCTGAACACGTTGCGCCTCATCCGTAACAGCCTTCTTCTTGCTACAGAATACAGTATAGACTGATTCAAAATGTTCCAGGTCAGCAAGCCATAGAGTTTCTGCTGACTTTGCAGCCAGCGTATCCCGTTCCTCTGTTGCCTCCTTGACCTGCTTCCGTAGCTCCTCTACAGCGGAAGCCTTAATGCGGTCAATACGAATGCGGAGTAGATACTCATAAGCCTTCAGTTCATCTACAGACTCAGGAGCAGAAAGAGGTGGTAGAGCTAGCGCCTTCATACCCGCAAGAATCTTGTCATCATCCTGATTGGCTACAACTAGTGCGCCACTAAGGATTGATTCAATAAACTTTAGACGTGCCTTCAGCTCAAGAACATCTGCATCCATGCGCTTGAGTTCAGAAACCTTGCGTCGTACGTAGGCATCCAGACGCGTCTCATAAAAGTCCTGTAGAATCTCTCCTACATTAGCATAACGCCGAATCTTACCATTCGAATCAAAAGCTACCATGTTTGTAGTACGGACCATGTTAATCATCTGAAACTTCTTCTCAAATTCGGCGGGATAGGCCCGCGCCTCATGATATGCATCAGGGTCCATCTTGAGAAGGAAATTTACATCCAAATCGTTATTATTATTTTCAATATCACGAAGTGGCTTCTTATCCTTAGGGTCATCGCTAATGTTTTCCTCAAGAAACTGCTTGTATTTCTGTGTCCATGTACCAACAGGTAGTTCCGTCACAGAAATATGCGCAGCATCATCGTCCAGAAAGCTATACTTGCCCTTCACAATCCAGCTCTTGTCGTCACCAGCAGGGCTAATTGTACCACGAAAGCCGTTCCACCATGGTGTAAGCTTTACACCCTCCAATGTAGTAATCGACCCGCTGAGGCGCTGTTTGAGCACCGAAACAAGGTCAAGTGGATTATAAGAAGGAATATCTGTACTGAAACCAGTACCAATACCCACACAACCATTAACTAGAATCATAGGAAGAACAGGAAAGTAGGTCTCTGGCTCTACTAGCTGACCATCATCATCAAGATAGTTCAGAATACCGTCATCCTGCTTGTTAAAGATAGCACGGGTAATAGACTCCAGATGAGTATGAATATAACGGGCAGAAGCTGCATCATCGCCACCACTTAGACGTGAGCCAAACTGTCCTACTGGTGCAAGTAGATTAATATTGTTTGCTCCCACAAAGTCCTGTGCCATACCCACAATAGTGGATGTCAGCGACATTTCACCGTGGTGATAGGCCGCCGTCTCTGAAACATAACCCGCCAGCTGAGCAACCTTGATTTCACCAACAAGATTACGCTTGAGACAGGCCCAAAGAATCTTACGCTGGCTGGGCTTGAGCCCATCTAGAACGGATGGCAAACTGCGGATGTTATCAGCCGATGAGAAGTGAATGAGCTCATCGTGAATAAAGCGACTGTATGGAGCACGCACACCACCTGCCTTGACGGTCAGCTGTCGCTTACGGTCATAGGATGAAAGCCAACCCTTTCGGTCATCTGCCTGTTTCTTACTAAAGGCCAGATTGATACTGTCATCTGAAGTATCGTCCCAGTGAAAGTCTAGCGTATTCATCTGAGCAAAGTACTCACGGGCCTCTGCAGCCGTTGAAGTACCTAGACCCTTATAATACTTGACCTTCCAACCTGTCGCCAGATTCGGCTGAGTATCACGCCAGGTCTCAAACTCTGGCTGAGAGAAGAAGCATTTGGTGACTCCGGCACGGGTAGCCTTTAGAAGTGGTGTCATCATAGAGCAGATGAAATCCAGCTTGAGAAGGGAAGGCCAATCCGTATGAAACAGATTAATAATCAGACCCTTAATATGAGACCCATCAACATCCTGGTCAGTCATAATCATAATACGACCATAACGGAGTTGCTTGATATCCGTGTAGTTCTTACCATGAACTAGGCCCAGAATCTGCTTGATGTGGGTCAGCTCCGTATTGGCAGTCTTCTTGGCAGCCGAAATGTCCTTTACGTTAAGGAGCTTACCACGAAGGGGAAAGACACCGTACTTCTCACGACCAACAACCTTGAGACCTGAAATAGCAGTCGTAGCGGCTGAATCGCCCTCAGTTAGGATAAGTGTACACTCCGCCGACTTTGCCGTACCTGCCCATGTTGCATCTTCCAGCTTTGGAATACCACGAACGGAAGACCGCTTCTTGCCGTCCGTCTTCTTCGTTTCACGTGCATTCTTGGCATCTAGCGCCGCCTGCGCCTCATCCAGAAGACCAACCTTAATAAGCTGGTCACAGAACTTTGCGCTAATCTCAGGCTTTGACCCCCACTTTGACATAGGAGTTGTTAGGGTCTCCTTGGTCTGTGTATCAAAAGCCGGATTGGTAATGGTGCTGTTAATGAAGAAAACAACCGAATCCTTGAGCATACCCGTAGTAACATCTAGCTTAGCCTTCTTCTTTGCCAGTTCACAGAAATCAGCAAGAACCGTCTTAGTCACATATTCAACGTGCTTACCACCACGGCGCGTGTAAATACCATTGACGAAAGAAATATGACGCTCATCAGGTACAGAATCACCATGAAGAGACTTTGTAAGAACAGCAGCAACCTCCCAGCGGTCACCAACCTTCTCATATGCAATTAGCTTCTTCTTGTCTCCCTCTGAATCAACAGAGGCCCGCTCATCTTCATTGAGATAAAGACCGACGTACTTCTGAAAGGTATTTACCGTAACCAGCTTACCGTTAAGATGTACCTTACACTCCTTACCAGCGCATGCAGCAGCATCCATAACACGACTATTCATAACGCGAATCATATCATCAGGAATCGTAGTCGGTACATCTGCACCGGTCCAGTGAAAGCGCACAAGGTCAGGTACGTAACTAATTTCCGTATAAGGCTTATTAGTTGCCTTAACAATAGATGGCTTATCACACTTAGTCATATTATTAGACCACTTTTGAGTGTATTTCTTTCCAGCACGATGGTCAACGGTCTCAACTACAAATTCCTTACTGAAGATATTGGCAAGCTTGGCACCATAACCGTTCTTACCACCAACAATCTTCTCTTCATTCTTATCGTAGTTAGATGACGTTAGTAGGTGTCCGAAAATCATTTCAGGTACATGCATACCATACTCAGGATGAGTTCCTACAGGGATACCGTCACCATCATTACGAACAGTAATACGATTCTTATCAATAGTTACCCAAATATTCTTGACCTGCTGAGCATCTGCATTCCCGGTAAGGCGAACACGGTGGTCAAGCGCATTTACTAGTACCTCATCGAAAAGCTTATAGAATCCCGGACAAAACTCAACCGCGCACCAATCCATGCGTACAGACTGTTCATTCCAAACCCAGCGCTCCTCTGAATGTGTATCAATAGAGCCAATATACGTATCCGGAAGCTCCAGAATGTGTTCACGGTGAGTATGTTTCTTATATGCAGCGACGTTAGACATCTTTTTAAATCTCTTTCAAGACCCCACCCTGCGGTCAATTTTTAGCTCGATATATTAGAAAGAGATGCCAAGCAAGAGAAACAATCGCAAGAATAGTCGCAAATCAGGCGCTGGCTATTTACAGCCTGCTGAATATTATAACCCAGCTGCGCACCAACCTTCTGGAAATGCACAGACTATCTCAAGTGCACCAGTACCTGGATGGGTACGCCCTCCTATGTCTGCTACAATTTCAGGTGGCAAGAAATCACGCAAGAGTACTCGTAGAACCAGAAAGTCAATGTTTGGAGGTTTCGCCCCGGCTCTTATGGGTAGCTTTGTGAGTAATGCTCAATCAGTTGTCGTTCCTCTTGTTCTTTATGGCCTCTATAATGTTTTTGGTACTAATAAGACCGTAAAGGCTGTAAGTTCTGTCAAGAAGAATGGTGGTGCCAAAAAAGCCAGTCGTAAGGCCAACCGCAAGAACTAAATGCGTTTTTTCAAAACGGTCCTGTCCTCCGGTAAAATTCGGCAATGTGCGTTTGTACTGATTCAGTGCTTAAACGCGCGTTAAATACAATTCATTAGAACAATGGACCCGAACGGCGACTACCTCTTCCGGATCCGAACAGTAAAGGCTGCACCTATTCGTACTCTTTCCGAGGCTTTAAAAGAGATTCTTACAGAGGCGAATATTGAGATTGACCAAAACGGTCTTAAGATTATGGCCATGGATGGCACACACACAGTTTTAGTTCATCTTCGTCTTCACGCTGACCGATTTGATGAATACAAGTGTCCTCAGAAGTACATATTGGGTATCAACATGATTAACTTATTCAAGCTTGTTAAAACTATGTCTAATAATGATTCCCTAGTTATCTTTATGGAAAAGCGTGACACTACAAAAATGGGTATTGTCATTCTTAACGGCGAAAAGCAAATGGAAACGACCTTCAATCTCAACCTTATTGAGCTGGATATCAACCCTATTGAAATCCCACCAGTACAATTTCCTGCTATCATCACCATGCCTTCCTTGGATTTTCAGAAAATTATCCGCGACATGGCCACGCTAGGTGAGACAGTAGAAATAACCAGTGCCTCCAATCAGCTCATTCTCAAGTGTCGTGGTGATTTTGCAGAACAAGAGACGGTTTTTTCAGTTGGACAAGGTATGTCAGTTGCCAAGTCCCATACAGATATTGTACAGGGCAACTTCCTTTTGAAGCACCTTGTACTTTTTACCAAGTGTACCTCCCTCTGTTCAGATATATCAATTTATTTGAAAAACGACTACCCCATTATTATTGAATATAGTGTTGCTGGTCTTGGTGAAATTAAGTTAGCCTTGGCGCCGGCTCCTTCTAAGCAGTCCCATAGTGCGAAATAAATTTTTAAATAAAAAATCAATTAAAATTATCACAACATGTTAATTTTAATTACCATCAAATGATTTACGCACCAAAATATTAAAAAGTTGAGTAGCACTTTAAGTGAAGCTACATATTAAAAACAAACATGGCCACCCTGGATGATATGTCAGTAAATTTCCAGGCTGGCCCCTGGTCTCTTTATTATCACGATACACAAGACCAGACCTGGACCGAAGAATCATATAAGAAGGTGGCTACTTTTAATGATTACAATACTCTTTGGTCAACGGTCAATTTGATAGGAGTTGAAAAGTTCAACAACGGTATGTGGTTCTTTATGCGCGACCCTCATCCACCATTATGGGAAAACCATATGAATATTCGTGGTGGTTCATACTGTCTAAAGGTTTCACAGAATCTTTCATTTGAACTATTTCAGCGTTATATGGCTGCAGCAACTATGGATATGGTTTCTAAAAGACCAAACGATAACAAGATTGTTGGTGTAAGTATTAGTCCAAAGAAAGGTTTTCATATTATTAAGATTTGGAATAAGGACTGTTCTAAGGGTGACATTGACGACCTTGCTCTTTTAGACGATTCAATTAAGGCTACAGATATTATATTCAGAACGAATGTAAATCAACGTATGTAAAAATAATACAAATTTAAAAACAAAAAATAAATAGTATTTTTTGTTTTTATGAAACATACTATAGTTTTTATAGTCAATTACCACTATAAAAAGGTATTTAACTTTTGTATATTATTCAGGTATTTTCCAGTCGGAACCATTAAATTCTTTCTTATCGCCCATTTTATCAAATATTGTAAAAGACGCGGAAGGCCAAGGATGTAAATCCTTATTAAAAATAGAAAATGCGCTCATAATAACAGGTAATGGTGGAGGTATAGTATCCTTAAATTTAGTATTTTCAATAAATTCATCCATATTAATTGTATTATTATCATACTTAAATTCGAAACTTAAGAATGGTAGTTTTTTAGAATTTAAAGATGAATTTTTAATCAAGGTGGTTCCATCATAAATCCAGTACTTATCCTTATCGTGTATATTAAAATAAGATGAGTCAACAAATTGACCATTATCAAGAATATACCATGTAGATTTTTGTGTACAAAGGCGAAATACACTTACTGTAGTAGTTAGTAATCGTTTCCCAGTATCGGTAATTAAATTATAAATCGTAAATACCGTATTTATAATTGACAAATTCATATTTATGTATTATAAACTTACAATCTTTATATCTTTATTCATTTGTACATGTTTCTTCAGATTCAGGTAAATTTTCAGTAGATAATTCATCAGATTCTTTATAGTTAACGGAATCATCCATATAATTGGTATTGTCAAGTTTAACCTTTGTTTTAACAAATTGTGAAACAATTAAAAAAGCAATAAGTGCAACAAAAAAGAATGGAACAATAGCTAATAGTAACCACGCTGCAGTTTCAAAACCCCCAGCGCATAATAGGTAAATTAAAATAGCACCAATCAAAGTCATAATAGCGTTAACTCCAGCAAGTCGCATTTGGGATTGTGTTAGATGATATGTTATAAGGGTAACTTCAAAAATTAAAAATAAGACAAGAGGTTTGCATATTGTATTTATTGTAGCCGAATTATTCATCCTATATTAGATTTATAATTAAGTTTAACCGGGATTTATGAATCAAATACAGCCTTTCCATCGATGTAAGTACCAACCTTATCACCTACCTCATCATTCGGAAGATATTGATATAGGTCACCTGAATCTCTGTCCTTATAATAGATAACCTTCTTAATACGAACAGGGTCAACATTTAGGGCAATTTCTCCCTCCTCAACCTCTTCTTCTACTTCCTCCTCCTCAACTTCCTCCTCCTCAACCTCCTCCTCAACTTCTGCCTCCTCAACCTCCTCCTCAACCTCCTCCTCAACCTCCTCCTCAACTTCCTCCTCAACCTCAACCTCCTCCTCTACTTCCTCCTCAACCTCCTCCTCAACCTTCTCCTCATGAGCAACAGTAGCATTCTTAACTACAGTTTCCTTTACGGGCGATGAAACAGATACGACCTGTTCATTTTCAGAAATAATACAGCGAATATCGTCTTCACTGAGCTTTGAAATAGGTACTAGCGGAGGCATACCAGCACAATCATCGTGGTCACTAATCGTTGAGACTGCATCATCTGCTGTCGGATACGAGGCTCTAAAATAAGGTACAAATGAATTATCAACCAAGGTCAAGTCAAGGATTTTTGAAAATGCATGTACAGCATCTTCTGTTCGCTTTTCAGCTGTAGCCAAGGTCATGCGGAACATCTGAACAAGTAGATTTTTTGATTCTTGAATAGAAAACGGCATTTTATATTTATTTTAAATAGAAATAAATATAAAGATTCAGCTTCATTTTTTTAAGCTAAAATGGTATTCTTTTGAATATTCATTACAAACTCAAGTGTGCTCTCCTTACCGGCAATAGGCTTTGAACGACGAAGGCGTAGCCCTTGAGCACCAGGTGCATTCAAGCGGCGGGCCTCAGTAGGAACAAAGACGTTACGTAATGACTGGTCATAGAAATCAATGGGCTTTGTATCCATGGTCTGAATAATTGATACCATAGGTGGTGTCAGTACATCAATACGCAACTTTTTCTCATGAATAATAGCACGGAACTCGCGAATATCCATAGAACCACCAAAAATACGTAAAACTTCGCGCTTAGGAGCACTACGAATACCGGTTGATGAACCTGCCTTGATTTCTGCATCCTCGCTGTATAGAGAATTTAACATGGCATATCTTTCCCATTGGATATTGCTATCAAGTCTTTCATAAAATAAGTAGGCAACAGCACATTCAGGTGAACAGAAATTACCATAGACTTGCCATACAGCCTCTTTGATATCTGAAGGAATAACACAAGGGACGGAGTCAAATGGGTGACAGCACCAAAAACAATAGCAATCAGTACGGTCAGGTAATTTTTGTACGCGATTTGAATCCTGAAACTGAACCATAAGACGTTCAGAATAATGTGCTGTCAAATTGGATTTATATGGTGCTTCGAAATGGCGAACATCACTAACACTTGTTGTTTCAGGTAATTTGGCTTGTACAGATTCACCACGTTCCTCATTCAAAAATGACATAGTATCCTTATTATCATATGGCATAGGAACAGTAGCGTCATATTTCGGTGGTTCAGAAGGTGTTGTTTCTATCTCAGCTTCAGCCTTTCCACCCGTAATAGGAATGTGAGCAATTAAAGGGCGCATTTCCGTAATAAGTGACCCAACAATACCGTCAGGTGTAATCATAGCGACAACTGGAGGCTTTTTGGCCTTACCACGTGTCTTCTTTACGGGCACCTCAGCAATAGGTTCATCTTTAATTTCCTGTGTTATAAGTACTTCTTCCGCTGCTAAGGCCTTCTTTGACTTGCGTTTTTTTACTTCCACTGTGCTCATTCTATATAATATAAAATAGCTATTTTTCTTTAGGTGTATATATAAGTATTCGACTTAAAGACAATTATCATGTTTGTGAAAAAATATATTCGTCAAACAGATTTATTATATTTTCAGGTGTATAATATTTATAACAATTCCAGTCATCATAGCGTCGCAAAATAGATTCTATATTTTTAAAAATATTTAGTAGCTCCTCCTTATTATTATATATTATTGCCTTATCGCCCAAAATTTTTATATGTTCTAAATCTCCACAGTTACATGTAATAATTGGTTTGTTTTTTGAAGAGAATTCACCAACGGAAAGACCAAACGTTTCTCCCATAGAACGTGCATGTAACATAGCATCGCACGTATTAATAAATTTTGCTTTGAAATTTAAATCCAAATTTCTGTCTAAATAGATTATTTGTGGATGTTTATAAAATACTCTAGTATTCATGAATAGAAAATATATTTGCTTATTGTTCTTTACATATGTTTGAATAGCATCGTGTACAAAGTCTATATTGAATTGGTCTGAACCACCATAACGCCCTAGTACAATTGCGTCATCTGGTATATTGAGTGTAGCGCGTAGATTCGTACTACAATCAGGTAAGTCTATCATATGAGGAATAACCTTATATTCGGTATT